CGCTACCAAGTTTAACCTTGGCCATGATGTCGAATGCTCCAATGTGTCGAACAGCGCCCCATTGTATACGCCCCATGGGCGTGCGAACTTTGGCGGTGGTTATTTCGAGCGCCGCTGGCATCGCGGGGCTTTCAATCGTTGATCCCTTCGAAGTTTGGCTCCTGCACCCGCGCTGGACGCTCTCCGACCAGATGCCGGTTGAACTCGGCCTGGGCGACAATGGGATCTCCCAGCCCATTCACGACGAAGCGCCATCCATGCTTCCGCAGCCAGCGGATTTGGGCAGAGACTGCACGTAGCCGGTCAACGCCTTCAGATCGGATTTTGAGAGGATCATTCTGTAACTTTGCCGGTGCAGATCAGATAGATCGAGGATCATTGATTCGCTTCCGCAGTCTCCTTGCAATCTCCGCTACTCGACTGCTGGAAATCTCACTTCGTGCGTTCATGACCCAAATAGTTTTCATAGTTCGAAGCAGCGTGTGACACTGCGCACTGTTTATACCGGCAATCGGAAAGATACTAGCCGGGCGTCACAACAAAGCACAAGGATAGGTTGATAATGAATAATCTCCCCCGCCGTTGCGTTGTCTTGGTTGGTCTACTGTCCGTATATGGAATGGCGGGATGCGGCTCGATAATTCATGGCACGCGTCAGGACATCGGAATCAGTAGTGCGCCGACGGGAGCTGCGGTCACCATCGACAATCTCCAGTCCGGGACTACACCCGTAATCGCCAAACTGACTCGCAAGGAGAATCACATCGTGCGGGTTGAATTGCCGGGATACCTGCCGACGGACCTAACTCTGACGCACAGTGTCAGCGGATGGGTTTGGGGTAACGTTGCCTTCGGCGGTCTCATCGGTCTTGCGGTGGATGCTATCAGCGGCGGTATGTACAAACTCTCGCCGGACCAGCTGTCGGCTATGCTGGCCGGCCCGATTCATGCCTCAGTCAGTAAAACTGAGGACGGCATATATCTCGTGGTCGTACTGAAGCCTCAGCAAGATTGGCTAAAGATAGCGCAGTTGCAAGCGCGATAAATTCACGCTGAGCCACCTGGCGCAGCCCATACACTTCTGTTACCTCCCGATCTGTAGGCACGAGCGCCCCTGGCGTCTTCACCGGCCAACCCTGGCTTAAGTCAACGGAGAGTTCTTTTTGATTATCTCGCCACCCGGTGCAGCGTCGTCCGGTCCCGCCACACCGAGAAGGGATCGGGAAGTGATCACCGCGACCGTAGCGTTCCGCAACGCAGGCGCCGAAATAAAAGCAGGTCTTCATACGGCACCGCCTACGGCGCCGCTGGTGAGGCGTTCTAGCGGGCGAGCATGGATCGAATCGCGGACGGTCCGTAGAGCTTGCCGGAGGCTGCCAGATGTCCGGCTTCTGCCATCGCCGCGGATATGTCGCGGTAGGACATGCGCTTGTCGGTGTGGTGCGGCTTGCGGTGAAGTTTGCGAGCCAAGGCGACCGCGTCGGGATTCGCTTCGGCGTGACTCTTGCGCCCCTCGCACTTTCCAGTGCTGGCGCGCTTGCGATCGCGAGCCCCGCGCAGCTTGAGCACAATCTCTGCCTTCTGAAACTCGCTCACGGCGCCGAGGATCTGCCGAACCATCGTCGCGGTCGGCGTGTCGTTCGTGAAATGGTCCGGCGCATCGACCGGAATCAACTCGATTCCGCGAGCCTTGAGCAGGCTGTGGCCAGTGAGCTGCACGGCCAAGTCGCGGGCGAAGCGCGAGGCATTCTCGATCAGGATCACGCGCACATCGGCATTCTCGGCGATGAAGGCAAGCAGGGCCCTGAAGCCCGGCCTGGTATCGATCGGATCGGCTCCGCTCACGGCCGCATCGTAGTACGGCGGCAGCACGATCTCGTAGTGCGCGGCCTTGGCGTAGGCGGTAATTGCCGACATCTGGCGCTTGGCACTGTCTTTGTCCGCTCCGACGTTCGTCGCTGAGCTGGTGCGAAGGTAGGCAACTGCCTTCGTTTGAGTGGTCATTTTCCGCGCTATGTTTAGCTGTAATGGCAGCCTTGGAGTGCAGTATATGTTCTTTTTTTGTCAAGATTACAGTACAGTTTCACTTTACCTATCCTCCGGGACACGTCGCCGACTGCCCGATGCGGTCAACTCCCGGACTCGACCCAAAGCGGGCACCCGCGACGGTCTGCTTTGGGACAGGTCGACGAGCAGGCGTAGATTGCTGGTTTACCTACCTCAAGAATCGGACCTATTGTTGGATGTGCAAATTATTGCCGAGAACCGCGTTCACCACCGTGCGCGATTGAAACGCATAGTCCGGCCTATCCTTCCAATGTAGTCGGCCACGTCGTGTGCGCTTACCAACGTCATTGGATCGTCTTGCCGACGATTGCCGAGAGGCCACTTTCGACGTTGGCCGTGTTGATGGCGGATACCGCGAAAGACCAATTACCTGGCGACAGATTCGTAATCTTCGCACCCGTTGCACTGGCGGAGGCGACGGAAATCTTGTTGTTAAGGGCTGTGCTGCTTGTTCCGTAGCGGATTACATAGCCCGCTAAGTCCGTCAGCGGCGTTCCATTGGTATTCTCAGTGGGTCGGGACCAACTGAGGGACGCGGTGCCTGCGAGTGCAGGCTGGACAGTGATGTTGAATGCCGGCAGGGCCGCGCTCTGCGCACCATTCGATACGCTAACAACGATATTGGCATCGATTGCTACGCTGCCCGTGGACGGTGTGCCGGATAGCGTGCCCGTCGTTGCGCTGAACTGCGCCCAAGCCGGCTTATTCGCCACCGCGTAGGTCAAAGAAGATCCGGCCGACGCCACGACGGTTGGCCTGAAACTGTAGAACTGTCCGATTTCGGCCGTTGGCGCCGGCGTGCCCGAAATCTGGAGCGTCTGCGCAACCGGCGGCGCGCTCAGCGTGAACGTAGCGCCCCCACTGGTGATCGATGTTCCAAGCAAATTCGCCGAATACGCGTAGCCGCTGCTGACCCAGCTTCCATTGGCTGCCGTGCCGTTGCTGACGATCACGACCACGTTATCGACTGCCGCGAGATTAACGCCGACCGGCGTCGCCCCCCTCGCGCTGACATCAATGGCCAGCACCACCACCTTGCGATTGTTCGGCAACGTGAGGCTCTTGACGGCCTTCGCGCTATTGATCGCAAAGCTGTAGCCGTACACGTACACCACCTTGTTCATTGTGGCTCCGGTCGGCGTGACCAGGTACGGCATCTTCAAGACTTGCGACTCGCCCACGAAGTTTGATGGCGGCCCCCACCAATCGCTGAGACTTTGCTTGATCGTGGTCGTCGTGCCATCCGTGTAGGTCACGACGAAGCTCTGATTCGTCTGCGCGCCATAGGCGGCGGCGCCCAACAAGTTCAGCGTGGTGTAATTGCCCGCCGGCAGCGGTATCGTCGTACTGCTTACGGCGTCGGGTATTCCGCTGGAAACCGTAGCGGCAGCGGTAAAATAGGTCATCGATAACAGGACCGACATCAATGAAGTACTTACGATGTTGATGTATGACATTAATCGCCTCCAGAAAAGCATCTGCCGCCACATTGCACACGCCGATTAAGTGATTGAGCGGCGATTTAAATGGCCTTTCTCACATGCTGCAAATGTCGCGACGCGCCGACGTCGCGACATGCCGACAACGGCTACAAGCGGGCTGCGTGGTAGTTAGCGGTTTGCGCGCTGCTGAAATTGCAGGAAGACGAGCGGCTATGAAGAATGGTTATCAGCGCTTAAGAAACCCCGCGCCGGGCTAGATGCATAGGATTGCAGAACTCTGCCCCTGGGGATGCGTGGAGGCGAATTTTGCAGCGACCCGTCGCAGGGCCGGCAGCGGTTCACTCATGTGGTTCCGGAATGATGCTGCCGTCTCGATATTTACGTCATGCAGGCAGATGCACTCGTGTTTATCAAAGTTTGCTGATGATACGGCGCCGTCCGGTCGAGCGTCGGCTTTAGAGAGGCAGATAAGGCACCGGAATGTCGGGTTGTGGCCGGTTGCTGACTACCAACCGATGGTACGACCTGGTGACAGAGTCTACAAACGATTTGGGCGGTTGGGATACGGGTGATCGGAAATTGCGCTAGACAATGGGGATCGCGCCATTCCGACTTGTCGCACGTCTTGGGCGTGTTCTCGGCCGTGGCCTGGTGGATGCGATTCCGTTGAGGTGCGTTCATGTCTGCAGGACCCTCTAGGCGAACCCGCCGCGCGGATAATTCAGCGGCTTGAACATTCCGCTGATCTGCTTAGTGTAGCGCCAGTACTCCCGTCCGATCGGGCAAAAGAACACCGTCCCCTCGGCATCGCCGGTCTGGCAGATCAGTCCCTTATGGTGGCGGCAGATCGCGTCATCGGCGGCTCGAGCTTCCGCTTCTGAGATCGGCGGGTCGGCGATATCGCTCCGAGGATATGGCAGCGGGTCCACGGGTTCAGCGCTAGGGCCTATGGTCTGCTGCAACTCATTTGGCTTCATAGTACGACTCGTTGTTTGAAGTGATCCGGGTACAGCTTGCGCAGCGGAGTGAGGAAATCGCGCATGTGCTCCTCTCGGCTGCGCACGGCATCGCCAAAGACCTGGGTCGCCACGTACTGCAGCGCATCGTGCGGGTGGGAGTAGCCGTTCTTCTCGGGCGCATCGTGGAACCGCTCGGCCGAACCGCTGATCTTGATCCGCCGGTACTGATAGCGGCCGGCGAACCCCTTGCGCAGCATTTGGCAGCGCGGGTGCAGCTGCGGCTGCGGCTTGCCATTGCGAAGCGTGTTTAGGGGCTTGCGCACCGACTCCAGGCGGATCGTGACATTCTGCTCGGCGGCCTGAATCCGAATGCCCTTGCCCTCCAGGATGTCGAAGCACGTCTTCTCGTCCTCATCGGCCGTCATGGCGGAACGCTGCTGGCCGGCGGGGTCGCCGTAGTCCTCGAAGGTGAAGCCGGGGAAGCGCTCGGCGCACAGCTGGATCAGGCAATCGGCAAAGGTGCTGACGCCCATGTCCTCGCCACACAGCTCCTCGAGGATGATCCAACGACCATCCGGGAGCGCCTGGGTCAGGACGCACGCGGGCGTGAGCCCGAAGTCCCAGCCGCGTTTGATAGGCACGCCTTTGATCGGTGCTACCTCCACGCAATGCAGACTGTCGTTGTAGTCCGGGTAGACTGGCTTGCCGTCCTTGATGTAGCCGTAGAGGCCATCCACGTACACACGCACGAAGTCCTGATCGGCCCCGGCGGCCAGATTGGCGTAATAGACTGGGGAGAGATTTGGCTTGTTCTCAGCTTCGGGCGACCGGCCGCTCGGCTGCTTGAAGATCTCCACGCTTGCCGGCGCGTCGTCCTCCACGTCATCGCTGCGATTCTCCTCGAACAGGCGATACCACCAGGAGTCATCGTCCGGAGGGTTGGTGTCCATGATGATGCCCGGATCGACGCAGCCACCGACCTCGCGCGGCGGATACCGGTCGACACGACCCTTTAGCGCCTTGATGACCGCCCAGGGCACTTCTCGTGCCTCATTCACCCAGGCTCCAGTGAGCTTGAGCGACAAGAGATTCGAGACGTGCTCCGGCCTGTCGAGCGCCCGAAAAAGTATCTCGACGTCCAGGTCGTCCAGGTTGTTCAGGTGGTAGACGTGGTCGCCCTTGTTGAACGTTCCGAACACCCGGTCGGGCAGCCAGTACAGGAAGGTCTTGATGGTCGTATCGGCGAGTTGACCGTAGGTGTTGCGAATGCACTCGAATCGCGCGCGGCGCTTCCCGTCGACAAGGGGTTGCCGCTTGGCAAGCTTCACCAGTTCCATCACGCAGCCCGAGGACTTGCCCGACCCGAAGGGGCCCATCAGGCCGCGGATGAACGCACGGGACTGGCTGAAGCGCTTGATCGTGGGCACGCTGGCGTATGAGTACCGGCGGACGATCTCGAGCGACTGCGTGTCAATCATTGCTAATGATGAGTCGGCCACGTACGCCGATCTCGCCGTTGATCTCGGTCCGCGCAAGCTTCGGTATGTGGTACTCGAGAACCCGCACGAACAAGTCCGCAGCCTTGGCAAGGTCCTTTTCCGCAGCGGCATCGAGCCATTGCTGAAGCTTCCAGACGTTCCTCTCGGCGAATATCGCGATGGCCGCCCGCACGTCCTGGGTTGCCTTGTTGGGTTTGCCCTTGCGCGAACCACCGCCAGTTTTTCGTCCCCGTGCCATGCCACTAAATCCCAATTTGCGAGAAAACGCCGCCTATCACCCTCCGAGCGGCCAGACTTGCCATCCAGAACAAACGGATTTGGCGCAGGACAGTAGATCGCCGCTTCGTCGTGCTCGCGGCTCGATCGTGTCGGCTGTGGTTCTGGCGGCCTTTACGGCGGTTGCCCGGTGCCTCTTCCAAGTCATCCATCAGCGAGAATATCCTAGGGCCGGTGTCTCACCCCTCTGGTACGCAGTGGCCGAGTCAGTAACGCCGCACAGCCGCTTGAGCTCGGCGCTCGGAATGAGCCGACGCTGTCCGCGCTTGATCGTGTATAGCTCTCCGGCGGCGATCAGCCGATAGAGCGACCTTTGCGACAGTCCACTCACTGCTGCGCCTTCCGCTAGCGAGTAGGCGAGCCGAGGTAGGGGAGGTTTCGACGAATCACTTGGACTTTCCATGCTGTCAGGATACGTCAGCCTATGACCTCGATAAATTGCGGCAAACGCAATGTATTCACCGCTCTCGGATTTTTCGCATGTGCCATTGAATGCTGGTTTCCGATCTCTGCAGATCTGGCGGCAGTAGTCGATTGACCTGCTTCGCGGTCAGAGGTGACGCCAGCGGAGGATGCTGCAGGAGAATCTCGCGAATCCTCGCGTTCACCTCTCGCCCCTCGTTATAGCGCTTCAAATTTCGCGGTGTTCGCCTCCGACGTATCCGCCTCGATCTCGTTGGTTCGTTTTCGCTCGTTTCCATATCACCCTTCCGCAGAGAGGGTAACTGCAAGACTATCCAGCCATCGATCGGTAATCGCGATTAGGCGTCGCAGCTCCTGGGCTTCGGTCGCATTGACCGCGTGCGCGATCAACTTCGGCTCATTGCGCTCGCAGTACTTGGCGAACTTTTCGACGGTCTCGCAGGCCTCGCGGGCTTCGGGCGTTTCGATTTGGTTCCACGGGGAACCATCGTCTAGTGGTTTGCGCGTTTCTTTACCGAGATTCGCGAGTTGCGTGATTGAGGGTGGCTGCGAGCTTTCCACGTGGGCGTCGAACGTAGCTGCCGGGACGTTGGCGATGCGTAGGGCGGTCTTTCGCTGTCGCTCCGACAACCCGGAATCGGTGGCCGCTTGGGTCCGCGTTACGGGCGGGACGGCAGCGACCTGCCCGTAACGGGTAGCCTCATCAGCCCGCGGGATCTGCTTAAGCAGTTCGCCACACCGTCGCTCGGCGCGGGCCTGGATACGAACAGCCATGACTCGTAGGCTGTCGTCCTTGGCCTGCCGAGCGTAGCTCGCCATCGCGGCGGCTTTGTCCGACCAGTTCTTGCACTCGTCGATCCGCTCGCACTCTGCGATCGCTGCCCGGGCGGCCTCGTATCGTTGCGGCAGGGGTGCGGACGTTTGGCTCGGTGCGGGAAGGGTTGTCGCGTCAGTCATCGGTATTTCCTATGCCGTCTGCAGGGCCATTTAGATTGATCAGTACGTCGTTCCAGTCCTTCGCCGGGGACGGCGGCGTGCGAATCTCGACGCGTATACGGCCCTGGAGCCGTTCCAAGAGCTTCAGCGCTGCTATGAGACCCGCCTCGTCACGATCGGCGTATACGCGCAGTCCCTTGACGCTAGGCGGCGGCTCAAAGCGGGAAAGCAGGGAAGTGTTTAGCGCTGCCCAG